CATGCGAAAACGCTTTAAAACTTATGAAGATGCGCACGCGTGGGCACGTGGTGTGGAGTATAAAGAATGAATATTGCGATGTTATTCAAGCGTTGGGAATGATGTTATGAGCCAATACAAACCTTTCTTTTTACGCGATCAACGCATTAAAAATAATTGTTTGGATTTAATCAAAGAGTTGCCAACGGACGATAAAAAGCCGTTGGTAGTCAAAATCCAGCCGATAACACGAAATCTTGAGCAAAACGCCAAATTTCACGCTATGTGCCAAGATGTCGCAAATCAGGCGGAATTTATGGGGCGTAAGCTCACAATGGAGCAGTGGAAAGTGTTGTTTATTTCGGGTCACGCAATCGCCACAAATCAAAAAGCGGATGTTGTGCCAGGTCTTGAGGGGGAATTTGTGAATATCCGTGAAAGTTCGGCTCAAATGAGCGTGAGCAGAATGGCAAGCCTTATCGAGTATGTAACCAGTTGGGGCGTGCAAAATGGTGTGAGATTTAACGATAGATGGAGATTTTAAAATGGACTGGATTATTTACTTTGCGCTGATGTTGATAGTGATGAGCTTACCTTTATTAGCACTTCTTTTGGGGCTAATTTCCCCATTCATTGCTAGATTTTTTAACTGGATATTAGTCGTAAGTACATTGGCATATTTTATCTTGATTGCAGTCGGTATTGGTTATGGCGTGATGAGTTTGGTGAGCTAAATGAAATTAAACGATGACGAGATTTTAGAGTTAAAAATCGTACTTTGGATTGTAGCAGTTTGGGTAATTTTTAATATGGTGTTTGGCTAATGGCGAAAGAGTATAAATGCAAAGTTTGCGGCAAAGCGTTTATAAAAACCTTTAGCTCGACACAAAAGGTTTGCTCACCTGAATGTGCAATTAAATTAGCCCGAGATAATGCGCAAAAAGCACAAGAACGAGCAGAAAAGAAAAAACAAAGGGAACGTAAAGCTAAATTAAAAAGTCGCTCAGAATGGTTGAAAGAGGCGCAATCAGTATTTAATAAATTCATTCGTTTAAGGGATAAAGACCAGCCTTGTATTAGTTGTGGTCGGTATCATCAAGGGCAATACCACGCAGGGCATTATCGGAGTGTCGGAGCATGCCCTGAATTAAGATTTTGTGAGCTCAACGTACATAAACAATGCGCACCCTGTAATGACCATAAAAGCGGAAATATCATCGAATATCGAATAAATCTCGTCAATAAAATCGGTGCGGATAAGGTAGCTTGGCTGGAACGTCAAGACCACGAGCCAAAGAAATATACCATTGAAGATTGCAAGGCAATTATTAAGTATTACAAGGCAAAAAATAAAGAGTTAGAGGAATAAATGCGTAAATTTAGCGAGTTATCAGAACTAACGATTGAACAAGAAGAATTTGTTGACCGTTATATGTATCAATGGGGTGCTTGGGTGCGCAGCGGTAGGCTTGATAAACCGCAATTAAATATTATTGCAAAACTAATGCAATCAGTCATTCCTGCAGAGCCAAATGAACCAATTTGCGATGATGAAACTGGGTTTATGATTAGTCAAACCATTGAAATGTTTTTTAAGAAAAATGACCAAATCTTACACTTTATTGTGTTTGCTTATTATGTAAACAAAAGAACAATCAATTTTATAGCAGAACACCTACACGGCAAATCCAAAGCTAAGGAAATGAGACCTTGTGCAGGTAAATCTAACGTAAGAGTGCCAAGTTTTAGGACAATCTATCGTGAAGTCGAAAAAGAGATACACTTTGCAAAAGCAATAATTCACGAACTGCTTATAACTTGCTTTATTATTCAGAGAACTAGCAGGGAACGTGCAAAAAATATCAAAAAAATCAAAATTACATATTGACATATTTGGCAAAGTGTCATACTATTTAGATGTATGGTGGTCGCAGTGTAAGTAGTGAACACCTAGATTGATTTTTATAGCCCTGATCGGAAACGGTCGGGGCTTTTTTATTGGTGGAATATGAACATTACACTAGGCGATACAATTAAGATTGATGGTGAGGAAGTGCCAGAGTATTTGCTCAAGGCACTTTATGAAAACCTCAAAGAGAAATATGCTCATCTTATTACAAATGGCTCGATTGTTGGTGGAGGAATTAAGGTTAATTCTCTGTTAGATCCTCATATTGATCGCTCTCTACATTGTAAATAATATTTGGGCAAATATTAGCAACGACTACTTTTACTAATACCTCATCTTTGATATTCATATAACAGTGGCATAATTCTTCAAGATACATTGCAAGTTGTAATGGCTCTGAATATAGCGAAGATTTTGCTATATCAAAGAAAATACAATTATTGTAGTGAATATGAATCGCGTTACCTCTTATTTCATAATTAAGCAGTAAATTCTCTGAATATGCTTGTCCTTTATTACCTAAGTTGAAGAAAATATCTGCTTTTTTATTGATATCTGCAAATTCGCAAAGAATATTAACCGCTTGAGTAAAAAGTTTGAATGTCCTTTCAAGATTAGGCGAAATCGTGTCTACGCGTAAATCAAAAAAATGACGGTATGCTTCTGGAATGTGTTGCATAATATCATTCCGTGTGATGTATTCCATTATCATTTCCTCTGCTAATTTTGTTGTTGTGGAATGTAAATTTTAGCAGAAACCATGCCCACCATCACAGGTGGGCTTTTTTATACCTCGAAAACGGGGTGGAGTATGAAAATGTTTAAAGACCCGGGAAATCAAACTTATGTATGGTCAGGGTTTTCTGGTGTGCTGGCTTGGTTAGGTGATCAGAATAACCTTATGTTGCTTAGTTTGGCTATTGGTATTTTGACCGCACTTGTTAATGTCTATTCAAAATGTGCCGAAGGGCGAATGATGAAGAGAGAAAATGAGCGCAAGGAAGAAATACATAAGGTGCGCATGGAACGGTTAAAACGAGGGCTACCTGATGAAATTGACGAGGACTAGAACCACGCTTGGTGCAGCAGGAGCAATTTGTGCAGTATCGAGCATTATTACATTGATGTATGCGCAGTTTGGTGATGAGCTTATCCTTAGCCCTAAAGGTGCAGAGATTATTGGTAATGCGGAAGGTTGTAGACGAGATCCATATAAATGCCCAGCCGATGTTTTAACTGTTGGTATTGGCTCAACGGCGTATAGCGGTCAACCTGTCGATCCAAAACATCGATACACGGATTTAGAGATTGCGGAGCGTTGGAAAAATGATATTCAAGTTGCGGAAAAATGCGTGCTGAATTATGGCAATGGCCGAGCGTTACCTCAATCTGTTTTTGATTCTGCAGTTTCGATTACCTTTAATGCAGGATGCGGTGCGGTTCGTAATTCAACTTTATTCAAACAATTGCGAGCAGGAAACTATCATCAAGCCTGTTACGAATATCCCAAATGGGTATATGCAGGCGGAAAGATATTACCTGGATTAGTCTCTCGTCGAGAAAAAGAGAAAGCATTATGTTTAGCCGATTTGAAACAGCCTTAAAGCTAACCGCACTTTGCTTGATTTTGGGCTTGTGCGGTTGGACTTGGTATCAATCTCAGAAGATAAGTAGCTTAAAGGCCGAGAACCAAGCACAAGCCCAAACCATTCAGCAACAAGAAGATGCCAACAAGGCATTGACCATTGCGCTACAACAAGAGCGTGATGCAGTAATAGCACAACAGCAACGTAATGATGAAATAGAAAGGATAGCAACAGAAAATGCTGAATCAGTTAAAACAATCATTAAGACACAACCTTGTGCTCACACTCGTTTGCCTCAGTCTGCTCTTGACCGCTTGTACAAATAAAGTCACGACCAAAGCAGAATATATTTACCCACCTCAAGCCTACACTGCACCTTGTGTTAAAACAGCGTTTACTGGTGAGACATACGGTGATGTAGTCATACAGCTTGTTAAGGTAACAGCAGAGCGAGATAAATGCGCAAGCCAAGTGGATAATCTCAATAAGTGGATTAATCAAGCAAAAGGCAGTAAATAATCACGACTAATGTCTAACATCTTTAAATTGGTAGAAACCAAGCCTTCTCGGTAGTTTTGTTAGGACTAAATAACCCGATCAGAAATGGTCGGGTTTTTTATTATCTAAAATTCAGCAGAAGGAAAAAATATGCAATTAGCTAATCCAGAAAACTTTAAGCAATTTGTACAAAATAAAGATGCAAAAACGATTACCACATCAGAAATGGTAGCAAAGGTTTTTGGTAAATATCATCATCACGTTATGCGTGATATTCGTGAAATTTTAGAGGCAGGAGATGATGAATTTAACCGAACCAATTTTGGTTTGGTTGAATATATCGACAAAAAAGGCGAAAAACGTCCAATGTTCGAGATGACAAAAGACGGTTTTATGTTGCTGGTTATGGGTTATAAAACTAAGAAAGCAATGGCAATCAAGATTGCTTACATCAAAGCCTTTAATTTTATGCAAGAGCAGTTAGTTCAAAGCGGAATGACACTCCTTGAGCAATATTACCAAGTGCTTGGCGAATATCAGTCAGATAAACGTTTTGCGAGTTTATGCGGTGCTGGCTTAAGTCAATGGAAAGGTAAAAAGCCATTGCTTGAAGGAACGCTAAGCGTTTTTGAAGATAAACTGCAGATTGAACTGCCGATTAAGTAAGGATTTTCTATGTCAGACGTGAAAGGAAAATCCACGTCTGATGGCGTTTTTTTTTTAACGGATAAACAAAAGCAATTTTCCCCATTCTTACCTCCATTAATTAAAATTTATAACTAAAAAGCCCATTTTATAATAGCTGAGCCGTAAGTTAATCCACCACCAAAACCAGTTAAAGTACGATCTTTACCTAAAATGCGGTGACAAGGAATAATAATACTAATCGGATTACTCCCTACCGCGCCTCCCACGGCACGAACAGCTTTAGGATTATTAATCCGTAACGCCAGCTCTCCATAACTTGAAAGTTTGCCATAATCAATTTCTCGCAAGGCTTGCCAAATGGCTTGTTGAAACGCTGTACCTTCAGGTTTTAAGGGAATGTCTGAAAAACGCTCAACTTCCCCATTAAAATATCGTTCAAAAGCCAACCGCACTTTTTGAAAAACAGGCAATTCATCTTGCTTGTGCCATTTGGGATTAGGCTCATATTGCTCTTTTTCAAAATCAATATGTGTAATACTTTCACCATCAGATAAAATCAAAAGCCGCCCGACGGGTGAAGGATAATAAGTGTAATAAAGTGCGGTCATTTTTCGCCTTATTTTATAAAAGAAAAGCACACTTCGTGTGGAAGTATGCTTTATTATGCTAAATTTTTTAACGGATTAGAAACTATAATTTAAGTTTAAACCGTAAAGGTTAGCACTTGCTTTAGAGGTATAATTCGCTGTTACTGTTGCTAAACCACCAATTGGTTGGCTTTCGGTGAAGTGAATTTTTTTACCACGTAAGTGCGCAAAGCCCGCATCAATAGAAAGATTCGGGGTAAATTTATAAGTTGCCCCTACGCTATACCACATACGATCTGTATCTGGAATAGATGCACTCACATGTTCTGT